GCTGCAAGGGCTGTGTCTTTGATTGGTGATACTGCAGATACTACTCGTCAACAAGAGATTATCTTTGATAAACTAGAGATTCTTGCCCAAGAGATCCGTGCTAACCAGTTCATTGCTGGTCGTACTTTGGAGTATAAAAAGCTTGTTAAAAATGCTAGCCCTGCACAAGTAGCAGAATGGATGGCAGAACAAGCTGATAACTTCACTGAGAATCTACAAAAGGCTAAGGAAAAGGGTACTACTATTATTCAAACGCTCAAACAGATTGGTAAGGAAAACCCTGAATATCTTAAGCCTCTTATCAAAGCATACGATACTACCAACGGTAACGTTGATACTATCTACAAGCTTAACAAATGGGCTGAAGAGCACATTGGTGTTATTAAAAAGGGTTTGCTTGATCAAAATCCTTCAATTCCTAGCTATGTTTTGCAGGGTCTTGATGGTGTACGTTACAATAGCATCTTGAATGGTCTTGCACCTGTTCGTGCTTTGACTGGTGGTCTCATTGCATCTACTCTTAAGCCTATCTCTATTCTGGCTGGTAGCGCTGTACAAGGTGATACTGCTACAATGAAACGTGCTATGTTTGCTTATGGTAGCTTTGCTGAGACTCTCCAACGTGGTCTTAAAATGATGGGTGAGGAATGGCGTTATGCTATCAGTAATCCTGAAAAGGCTGCACTTCGTGGTCGTGGTGATCTTTATCAAGCTAAATTGAATGACTTTGAAACCATGGATGCCATGGCTGAAGTCTGGAGAAAAGAAGGTAAGGATGCAAAAGTTTTCTTGTGGGACACAGCTAAATGGCTCCATGCTTATAACAATAACAAGTTTAGTCGGCTTGGTGTAAACGCTATGTTTGCTTTGGATGGAATGTTTAACTCCTTCCAAGCAAGTCAGGTTACACGTTCTAAGGCATACGATGAGATCCTTGAACAAACTGGTGGAGTTATTGATGATAACTTCATGAAACTGTTTGAAGCAAAGCAGCAAGAGCTTTATAGCAAAGCTTTCAATAAGGACGGTCTTTTGACTGATGAAGCAGCTAAGTTTGCTGCAGGTGAAATTGCTTTGAATCTTGACAGCAATGTTGTCAACAATCTTCAAAACTGGCTTAACAATTTTCCTGTTGCTAAATCTTTGTTCATGTTCCCAAAAACTGGTGTTAATGCACTAGAGTTTGGTTGGTCATTTAACCCAGCAAGTAACTTAATGCCTGCTGTTACTAAGGCACGTAAAGTCCTTAAAGCTAAATCTACTGAAGAAATTACTGAGGCTTTATCTGAACATGGTCTAGAGTACAGCATGGAGGCTTTCCAAGCCCTTAAGTCTGAGTATATTGGTCGTCAGTTGATGGGCAGTGCTGTAGTTATGGGCGCTAGTATGTGGGCACTTAACGGTAATCTTACTGGTAACGGACCACAAGATGCTGGTGAACGTAACCGAATGATTGCTATGGGTTGGCAGCCATTGTCGATAAAAGTGCCAGGAACTGATAAATGGGTAAGCTATAAAGGGTTTGAACCTTTTGATATTTTGCTTGGTCTTATTGGTGATGTAGTTTATCAAGGTAGTCGTGTTGATCAATCTTGGTCTGAAGATATTGCCAAAAAAATCCTAGTTTCCATTACTATGAACATTACCAATAAATCATTCCTTAGCGGTTTTGAGCCTTTGGTAGGTATGTTGTCTGGTGATGAAGGTAACTTTAGTAGGTTTATGGCTAATAATATTGATAGCCTAGCACCTTATGCTGGTACCCGTAGTATCCTTTCAAAGGCAATTACACCTCAATTGAAAGACGTAGAGCGTGATTTCTGGGGCTATCTTGCTAATCGTAACAAGTTTCTACCAGGTGTTGGTGATGGTCTTGAAGATATGGTAGACCTTTATACGGGTGAACCTATTAAGTACTTTGAGCCAATGACTGCTGCTATTAATTCTGTACTTCCATTCTTCAAAGTAAATGGTGGTATGGAACCTTGGCGTCAGTGGCTGTTGTCTACTGGATGGGATAACCTTAATACAGTTCGTACCAACCCAATTACTTCAGAACCACTTAATCCTAAACAGCGTCAGTTTGTTAACAACTGGATTGCTAATAACGTAGACCTAAAGGGTTCTATTGAAAAGATGATGAGTCAACCCGATAGTTATTGGGATAAGCAGATTAAACTGTACACCAAGCGTCGTGGTCTTCAAACACAAAATCAGTTCCCAATTAAACAAAGTATTGTCCATAAAGAACTTGACCGTCTCCACAACGATGCATTTAAATATGCATGGGCAGCTTATGAACAACAGAATGCTCAGGCTGCAAACATTGGTGCTCTGAAGAATCTGCGTGATCGTCAACTCCAATCTGGTGCTGTGACAGCTGCTAGTAAGACACAACAACAAGTTCAAACCCTACTAGATATTACTAAATAAAAATGGCAACAACTGATAATTTTAGATTTGAGGATCTTACACATCCATTCGAATTAAGCTTTCCTTTTATTGATGAGGATAACCTGGTAGTAACTTTGGATGGTGTTGTTCAGACACTGGATACTGACTACACAGTTATCAATAAAACCAGTAACACAGCAGCAGGTGTTGGTTTTCTGAGTGGTGCTCGGATTCAATTCACTGATCCACTTCCTGCAACTGGTGCTGTTAAGGTAGTCCGTAATACCAACCTTGAGACTACCTCTATTTTTAAGACAGGTTCTGCTATTCGAGCAATTGACCTGAACTCTAACTTTACTCAAAACCTTTATGTAACAGAAGAAATTTCCAACAATGCTGTCCTTATTGATGGCAGCAATGTATTGGATGGTGACCTTGATCTGGGAAATAACCAGATTAATAATCTTGGTGACCCTACTTCTGCAACTGATGCTGCAACCAAAGGTTATGTAGATACAAACGATGATCTACGCCTAAAGCGAGATGGTACCCAACCAATGACTGGTAACCTATCTGCGGGTGGTAACCGTGTTACCAGTGTGGCTGACCCAGTAAATTTAAATGATGCTGTTAATAAATCTTGGGTTTCGAGTCTAGCCCTAACTGGCATTACTTTACCTAATTTTGAATTTGATGGTGGTAGTGCTAATTCCACTTATGGTGGTACTTTTCTTTTTATTGATGGAGGTAACGCCTAATTATGGCGCAAAAAATTCAACTTCGCCGTGATACGGCTGCCAACTGGACTTCAGCTAATCCAATACTTTCAGAAGGTGAGTATGGTTATGAGACAGATACTGCCAGGTCTAAAATTGGTGATGGAGTTCAAAACTGGAACACACTATCTTATCTAGGTGTTGCCACTGATGGTTGGACTAACACAGGTGCTGAAGCTACTGCTCGTTCTGTTGATGCTAAACTAAAGGATGAGAAATCTTCAGCTGATTACGGTGAAACAATTGTTAATCACAATTTTTCTAATTACAATCGGCTTACTCCTAGGAAACTATCATCTAAGTTTATTGAGAAACAACGTGGTACTGATCAGCAAATTCGCGTTTGTGTCTTTGGTGACTCACTTGCACTAGAAAAGCCTCGACTTTTGAACGCTGAATTGAGTCGTCAATTTAATTCTCCTGGTGATCAACCACGTGTTTGGCACTCAGGTGCTCAGCTTACAGGTGGTACTGGTGCCGACTTTGATGATCCTGTAGGAATCGCAACTAGTGGTACTTTTACTTCTGACCCTGGTGATGGATTTACTTACTGGCCGATTGGTCCGCTTCCGCAACTAACCTCTGGAAGCGTTGTTAAATGGGTAAATGGAGGTAATCCAAGTGTTGATCCTACCTGGGCATCATGGACAGTATATTATGTCAGAGAAAATGGTGCTGGTACTTTTAATGTTAAAGTTGGCGGTGCAACTGTACAAACAATTAATGCTAACAATGCAGGTGTAGCACTTGGATCATACACCTATACTCAGGCAAGCACTCAAACAAGTTATGAATTAGAAACAGTAAGTGGTTCTATTCGCATTATTGGTGTTGTCGATTCTGAGGTTCGTAATGGTGTTTATGCTGATCTGCAGTCAATTGGTGGGTTGGCTTTATCAAATGCTATGTCATCTTCAGTAGCACGTGGTTTGTTCCAAGACTACCTTGCAGCACAGAATTTCGACCTATTTACATGGGAGATGGATGATGGCAGTTTGTCTGATCTTAATTTGTTAGGTGATATTCTTGATAACGCCATCCCAACTGCAGATAAAATTTTCAGTGCTTCAACTCCTCAAGTAGGAATCCCAACATCTAGGGTTCGTAGAGATACCTTAGAAGAGTTTTGTTTAGCTCGTGATCTTACTTACTTCTTTTTTGACGGTTGGACACCTGTAGCTCCCTGGCAAACTATTGTTGATCTTGGGTGGCAGGGAGATGGTGTTCATCCTGATACAGATTGTCAATCATACCTAGCCGGACTTTTGTTTAGGCAGCTTGGTATTGACGGATTCATCTACGGTAAAGGTACACGACCTATTCGCACATCTTCACTAGAGCCATCTCAGCTCGGTATAAATACTATAATTAAAGGGACTCAACCTGATACCGGCATTACTTTTGAATCAGACCTAGTATTTAGTTTTGATTGGACAGTAAAATTCCCAAGAGTTTTAGCTTTTCAAGGTGACTTTAGTGGATCTTCAAATGTAATCGCTCAATTTAGTCAAAATACTGCTGCTGCACCTAACATTCTTCCATCCAGTTGGAAGTTTAGTAGTGCTACTGATGATAGATCTATTGCATGGTCTACAGCACCTGGATTTAATCTTATGCAGATCCGGGATGCTGCTAATACAGTAAACGGGTTTGCAGAAGTACAACTCAGTGGTGCTAATTTAGCACCTTACACACGGGCTACACTACCTACTTCTAATAATAGGCCAGGCACAATAATCTATGTTTCCGATGGTTCTACGAATTCTCCTGCTGCTGGTACTGGAATTCTAGCTTATTCTGATGGTAGTGGTCCAACTGTTTGGAAACGTATTTCTGACAACTCAATTATTAGTTAATCATGCTTACTATTCTCGGCATCAAGCTGAGCTATGAGACCCTTGTTTTCTTGGGTCTCTTTCTTGGCTCAGAACTAATCGGTGCATCAAAACTTAAGGATAATAGTGTTGTGCAACTCATCTTGAGTGGTATTAATGCTCTCAAGCCTTTGCGTCGTGAAGACGACCAAATCAACAAAATTAAACAAATCTTTAAAGACTAATGCCTAACTTTCCTCCAAACCCTTCTCCTGGTGATGATTACACGGAGAGCAATACAACTTGGATTTATTCAGGTCCAGTCAACGGTTGGTACCGAGATACTGTAAATGCCGGTAACACTAGTACTTACGGTCAAGATGCAGTGGTTACTGGGCTTAGCATTCCTGAACATGATTACATTGAATTTGATCCGGTAGCAACTCCAGCAACAGGTACTCAAGATGTTATTTATAAAACTGGTGGTTCCAGTGGTTATGTTGTAGCTACACTTACTCTCACTTATTCTAGTGGAAACCTTGTATCCGTTGCTAAAGCTTAATTATGGCATATGTATTTAACCCATTTACTGGGAATCTAGATAGTTACGGTCCAGTCCTTACAGGTACTGGTACCGTGTC